GCCTGGTTGAAGCCGACTTCGCCGGTTCCCGTATCGGGGGTCAGCGCAGAGAGATCGACGTTGTAGTACATCTCGAGGACGATGCGGTTCGTCTCCTGCGGAGTGAACTGCGCCGTGGTCACGTCGCGGACGATGTCCGTACGAGTCGGCTCGACGGAACCGAACGACTCGACGTCCTCGGTCTCGGTGTCGGAGCTGAACGTGAAGCCGTCGTTCTTGGAAACCCAGCCGAGCTGCTCGTAGTCGGTGAGGTCGGTGAGCGTGATCGGTGCTCCCGACAGTCCGCCGGTCGTCAGCTTGAAGTCCGGCGCGAGTACGGTGTCCTCGGACGCCACTGCGATGAGACCAGCCTGGGGCTTGAGGATGAGTTCTGCCTGCCGCTTCGCGAGGGCCTTGAAGTCTCCAGCCATGATGTTTCTCCGTTCCTATATTCAGTTGTAAATCGGTCGACATTCCAGCTGGAACGTCAGGGTCACGCACCGATTGTCGGGGTTGATCGTCTTCTGCTCAGCGGAGCCAGCGATCAGCTCGGCCGAGTCGAACAGTTCACCGCCTGCCTCGAACTGCTCCTGGAAGTTGTCCTCGACGATCAGCTTCGTCACGGCCGCTGCGGTCTGGCGTGCCACGTCCCGAGACTTCCCCCAGCACAATACCTCCAGCACAGGCCACTTGGTAAATGTCGCGTTGTCGATGTCGCCATCGAGTTCGTGCAACTCGATGAACGGGGTGTCCTCCCAGCCGGTTTCCAGCACCATCTCGTCGAAGTCGACGATGATGAAGTTGCCGATATGGTCGTCTTCCGCGACCAGCGGTCGGAGCAGGTCCGCGATGCACACCTCTACGTCGGGGAATCTCATCAGCTGACCTGGCCTTTCTTGCTGATCTTCTTTCCTCCAGAGAGGTACGAGACGGACTTGATCAGGGCATCGGTGCCCTCCTTGTTCCGAGGCTTCGCGATCACCATGACTGCCTGGCGATCCTTCTTGCGGCCACCTGGGTACGTCCGGCGAACCTTGACGTCGTCCGCCGATCGGTTGTGAGTCTCGGTGCCGCGGGGAGCCGTGCGCCGGTAGCGGGCCGCAATCTGTTGGCCGGACGCCATGAGCCGCCGGCCGAGACCGGGGGAGTGCTGCAGGAGTTGTCCGAAGCCGAAGGAGTTCTGGCGGTAGCCATTACGCATCCGCCCCCAGTCGGCGTCGAGGTCGAGTTGCGGCATCAGCCCTTGCCACCAACCTTCTTGATCTGGACCTCGCGACCAGGGCTCCAGGAGGACAGTGGGTTGGCGTAGTCGGTGTCGACGTCGCCTTCCACCGTCCAGCGAGACCGCTGGCCACGAGCATCCAGCAGCTCGACCTCATCGTCTTTGCGGATGTCCGCGTCGTCCGGGAGGAGGAGCGACTTTCCGGTGGCAACGGAGTTCTGGAAGCCGGTACCGTCGCCGCGAGACGCCGTTGTTCTCGGCATGATCGCCACGTCGGGGAGAGTGTGAGAGTAGATCGCGGTGTTGCCGCCGCCAGGCTTGTTGCCCCACGAGTCTTTCTTGGCCCGGAACACCTTCACGTCTTGGACGTTGGCGTGTGGCCCACCGGCCAGATTCAGGCTGGCTCCGAAGATGCTCATCGGCGGTACCGTCCTGTGGGTCGATAGTCGAGGCCGGGACGGTTCCAGTGGGGCACCCGCGTCTGAATGGGTCCGCGGAATACGTGGTTCTTGCCGGTATCCAGCATCCCCTCGAGGAGTGCGAGGTCTTCGGGGTTGAAGTCGATCCGACCCTTGGCGAAGTCCTCGTATCTCGACACGGAGAAGATGCCTGCGTTCTCATGGGAGAAGCCGCCGGGATTACGAATCTTCCGCTCGGCAGCGTCTACGACCATGTCCCTTACGAACGTCCGGAGAACGCTATCCGGGTCCGTGTCATCCTCTTCCCAAGCAGCCTTCAGGCCGGGGAGGATGACCATAAGTCTGGTCGAGGCACGACGTAGGAACTCGTCGACGATGGCCTGGTTCACCTGTGGGATCGGCTTCTCGAAACCCTTTTGCAGGTCCGCGCAAACCGCGAAGGTGAATGCTGCCATGTTGAGTTGTCTCCTACGTCGTGCCTCGGGTGATCAGTTGATCAGGATTCCTTCGGCGGAATCACGCCTGCCGCTTCGACCTTCGCGATCAGAGCGTCTCGGTCTTCCGAGCCGTCGAGTTCGATGTCGGCTCCGAGTTCCTTGGCCTTCTGCGCGAATGCGGTCCACGCAACCTTGGAGGCTGCGCGAGATGGGACCTCCAATTCCGGGGTGTCATCCCGGTGATCCTCGTCGTGATTGGTCTGAGGAATGACCTCGAAGTTGTCGGGGTCGTCCTCGTCTTTGTCGGCAGGCTTGGGAGTAACGATCGTCTCGTACGGGTCGTCTCCCGCCTCGAAGAGGTGAGCCTGATTCCCGACGCGCGCTTCAGCCCAGTCAGGAAGAAGCTCACCCGCCTGGAAACTCTCGGGGAAGTCGGCCGGCGACTTCCGGAGAACGATCGAGTGGATGAGCTTCTTCTTGTCCATTGGCTACAGCACCTTCGTACGCAGGGAGTAGTTCGGGTTGAGAAGGACCGGGGTAGCGATAGCAGAACCCTCGACCGACATCACAGCCGGAACCGTGTCGTTGTCGAACACTGCCGTCACGATACCAGCCCACTGGCTCTGCTCGATGCCCCAGTTGGAGCGTGTGGCCTCGATGGTCACACCCCAGTAGGTGGAGCCGAGCTCCGAGGAACCGGCGACCTCTGCCGAACCAGGTTCACCCAGCATGATGATCGAGTCCTGAGGGATCAGGAACTTGGTCTCGCTGGTGCCGTCGTTCTTGCGCAGCTTGACGCGACCCGCCTTGACCGTGAAGCTCGGGAGGTTGTAGAGGCTCAGGAGAGCGTCGACCTCGCCGGGGCTCGCGATGCGGGCCGGGTTGCCATTGGCCGAGATCGCCATTGCGGTGATCTTCGGGTGGCGGTAGAACGCGGTGCGAACCGCCTGGCTGGTGAGGAACTTGGTCGGACGGAAGCCGTTCTCCGCCTCGAAGAGATCCGCCATCGTGGTGAGATGCTCGATCGGATCTGCAGTCGGGTCGGTCCAGAGTTCCGTTGCCACGTTGGTGAAGTCGTGACGACGGCCGAAGTCGACGTCGAAGTCCTGACCGTTGCCCTCGAAGACGAGCTTGCCGTCAGCGAGCGCCTGGCCACGCTTGTAGTTGACCTGGTTGGCGATGGCGCGCGCGATGCGGTTCGCCTTACGCTCGATGTCCGCGGTGAGCGCAGCAGCAGAGTCGTTGCGCAGACGGAGGCGAGCCTCTTCCAGGAGAGGGATCTTCTGGCCGAGGGGCGCGATGCGTCCACGCATACGGCCGAGGGTCTCGTCCTGTCCGATGGCCAGGCCGGCGTCGTACGCACGGTACATTGCGGCCTCGATCAGGCCACCCTGACCAGCGTCCGCGTCGTACTCGATGTCGTCGATGGTCTCCGACGGCAGGTACTCGGCAAGCGAGTCGGGGGAGTTGATCTCCAGGTCCGCGAGAGCGGTGCGCGTCTGGTCAGTCAGTGTGGCTGGGTCGACATAGTCGCGGTTGATGGTTGCCATTATTCAGTTGTCCTTCTCTGTATGAAGTTGTTGTTGGCCGTAAACCGCGACTAGCGGTAGATGAACTTCGAGCTCGCGGAGGCCAGGGTCGGATCGAAGACAACCGGGAGACGGTTGACGAGGATCTGGCCGTGGTTGAGGACGGCTCCGGTCAGCGGCTTGTTGGCAACGCCGGAGACGTTGTCGACGAGCTGAATCTCGGCCTTGAGGAAGCCGTAGTGCTTCTCTCGGCCGTCGGACGCAGCAGGATCGTACAGGCCGAACTGACCCTTCTTGGCTCCGCTGGTGATCTTGCCGAGAGGAGTGCCCGACTTCAGCCAGTTCTCCAGTCGGTGTCCGCCGGCGACGGAGAGCGAGGTTGCATCGAGCGTCCCGGACTCAGCCGTGAAGAGGCCGTCGTAGTCCGCGAGCCAGGTGTAATCCTCGATCACCTTGTCGGTTGCGCGTGTGGGGGTGTAACCGGCCATGTCTGGGCCTCCCTATTCAGTTGTGGGTGAAGCTATTACGTCTTGTTCTTCGAGGCGTACTGTCCGAAGCCGCGATCGTTCGTGGCTGCGAGTCCGCCTGTCCGAGGAGGCCGAGTATCGCCCGGTGCAGAGAATCCTGTCACCAGGGCCTTGACATCTTCGGCTTTCACGGTTCCATCCTCGTTGAGGAAGGAAGGCTTGTCCAGCTTCGCGATTACACTAGCCACCGACTTGGGGTCAATCTTGGCATTCGAGAGAGCGAGACTGATAGCTGAATCTACATTCTCCAGCTGCATCTTCTCAATTTTCTCGTGCAACGGGGTCGTCGCGTCGGCCACGGCTGCCGCGATCTTGCCCGGCAGAGCAGCGGCTACGGCTTCGTCGAACTTCTTCTCGTCCTCGGTCCGGTTGGCCAGCTGAGCCTGCTCCAGCTTCCAGGCGTTCTCCGCTGCAATGTACGTCGCCAGCTGAGCGTTCTGATTGGCCTCGTCCAGCTTCTCCTGGGACTCCAAGTAGAGAGCCTGGGCCTGCTCCGCCGTCAGGTTCGCGGGCTCGTGCTTCGGCTTCGGCTTGCCGTGCTCGTCGACGTTGTCATCGCGGCGGGGCTGCGCGCGCGTGATGCGCGGCTTGCGAGCCCAGGGGTCGAAGGCCTTGCCGCCGAAGCCGCCGAAGCCAGTGTGCTTACTCAGTGTGTTCCGCATGTCTCTCCCGGTTATCTGCCGAACTTCTCGGCTCGCTTTTCTTGCTGCTTACGCTGGTACACCTTGTGGCTGGCCTTCGGCTCCCGCTTCGAGAACTCGATGACTTGCCGCTTGCTGCTGGCCGACACGAGGATCGGACCTAGTTCAGGGTGATCGTACACCTCGTACCGAGTCTTCTTCAGATCCCGGCCTCCGGTGCTGATCTGTCCGTCCTGTCCAGCCTCCTCGTAGAGGGTGAGCAGATCTTCGTCGTTGATCTGCTGGCCGGGGTCCGCGTCTTCGAGAACCTCGACCGGCTCGCAGTTGCACAGGTTGTGGATCGGCATCAGTTCGTCTCGCTTGTAGATCATCGTGCTGGCCGCGATGCAGAGGCCACAGGTGATGCCGGTTTCCGCCAACTCCGGGTGGATCACGCGACGTACACCGATGACCCTGGCCGGAGCCTTCTTCATGGCCATCTGGTGCGCGTCCCGCTTCGCCATTGCGATGTCGTCGTTGATCATCCGCTCCAGCCGCTCTTCGGCGTCCTCCAGAGCTTTCTCTTCGAGTAGCTGGTTCTGCTCGTCCTCGCTCAGTCGGGCTTGCTCTCGAAGTTGATCTTCAGCCTGCCGTTCAGCCTCTTCGGGAGAAACGAAGTCAAAGTCAGATGGTTCGGCGTCAGGTTCGGGGTCTCCAGGTAGATCCGCGGCTGTTGGCTTTTTGCTCTCTCCGCTCGCCGCATCGCCCTTACTGTCTCCAGATTTACTCTTGTCGTCCGATGACGGCTTTTTTCCTTCTGCCCCGGACGGTGCTTGCTTTTCGGCATTGTTCTCCTCGGTGGTCCCGCCGAGGTCGACGAACCGCTGCTCTTCGACCTCCGCGATCAGCTTCTTGATGCTGTCGGTGCCAGCCGCCATCCGTCGCCGGTATGCCGCCACTGGTCGCTCGTATGCTACCTCGAGGTCGGTCGCGCGCGAGGGTCGTCCGAGATCCGGGGAGACGGCCGGGAAGTTCTCCCCGTACGCCATCATCCGCTGGTGGACCGCGGCCCAGGTGAGACGAGCCTGCTCCTGTCGGCCGAGCTCCACCTGCTCGGCTGCCTTCTTGGCAAACCGAGCGATCGCAACCGGGTCGTACATGTTCATGCTCTGGAGCATCGGCACCAGCGCGAGAGTGATCGAGTCGGAGATGGCCTTCTTCTGCGCTCCCGCGGCAGCGGCGATCATCGCCACCTGCGCCACGCTGAACTGGGCCTGCTCCTCCTCGGTCATCTCGGCCGGGTCGACAGCTGGAGACTGATACACGCTACGAGTTGCCACTGCTCACCTTCTGGCTCTTGGACTGGTCCGACTTCTGTTGCTGCTGGGTCGCGCGCTGCTCGGCCCGACGCTGCATCGGAGTCTGACGCTGTCCGGCGCCGATCGGTTCGGCTGCTGCTGCGGTCAGGATACCCGCGATCCGCTCGACCTCCGCGGCGCGCATCTGCTTCGGGTTCCACTTGAGTACCTCGCGCATTGCCGTCTTGAGCGACATGCCGCCGGCCACCGCGACGTTCATGGCTGCGAAGCGCTCGGACAACGACTCGGATGCCGACGGAGCCCAGAGGACTTCGATCTCCTCGACCTTGGATCGCTCGGTGTCGCCGTTGATCTCGAACAGGCTGGCCATGAACTGACGGAAGCGTCCGTTCATCCGCATCTTGCGGTCGTCCATCTTCGACGTGTAGCCCTCGCGCTGCTGCGATGCACCCTCGGCCGAGCCGTTGGCGGAGTCCGGCGAGAAGTACGTCATCGGGGTTCGCGTCACCGACGCCAGGTCGCGCACGTCATCCTTGACGGCGTCGAGCAGCCCGCGGAGGTCCGACTGCTGAGACTCCCACATCGTGGCCTCTTTGCCGATCACCCAGAGTGCGCCGGGGGATGCCGGGAACATCTCGTTGTAGTCGACCTTGTTGCCCTGCTCGTCGACCTTCGGCAGGTCGCCCTGGATCGCGCGCTGCCGGAACGCCTGCATGGTTGCGACCACGACCCGCTGGAGGAGCATGTGGTTGATCCGGTCGAGGATGTCGAGGTGCTGCTCGAACTCTCCGACGCCGTCGCGGTTCTCCAGAACGGTCACGGGGAAGTGTTGGAGTTTCGGCTGCCCATCGGAGCCGTCGAAGGTGATCGTCTTCCACCAGTGCCAGCCGCGCGAGAGGTATGTGCTGACCGGGACTTCTCCGTCGAAGAGGGCCTGCTTCTGGGCCATCCGGTTCTCTCGATCGCGCACGGCGATGTGAAGGGTGATGTCACCAGTGACAAGACCATTCTCGTCGGTATCGCGCATCCATAGGTGGGCATAATCGCGTCGTTCGAGAGGCTGGTGATGCACTGTGACAGCGACAGCGACGTTACCAGCCACGTCGTGAATCGCGCCAGCCTGCCACGGCCGGAACACCGAGGCTCGCTTAGTCAGAGGGTTCGTCGCGAGGAAGCCCTTGCCGAAGTCGTAGAAGTCCTTCATCGCCTTGTCGGCCTTGACCGACATGTCGTTGGCTTCCCACAGTTCGTCGGCTCGCTTGTCGCCGTCCTCGTCCCCCTGGGCCGCGGTGCGGAATCCCTGGAGGCCGGACTTGTCCAGGCAGGCGCCGGTCACCAGCGCCGCGAAGTTGGACCGCGCCATGCAGCGGAACCGCTCGAACTCGACCCACTGGTCGTTCACCGAGTCGGGGGTCTCGGGCTTCGGCGGGTCACCCTCCGAGTAGCGTCGGAGCAGGTCGTATCGTGGCTTATCCCGAGCGACGTCCTTCAACAGGGACACGAGGAGCCAGTCTGGGGTCGGATCGTCGTCCCCGAGAAGTGGACTGGAGTCCACTGCCTTACCGCGTTCAACCTTCACAAGATGGCTCCTCTATTCAGTTATTAGTGGTCAGACTACCTAACTCGCTCCGGCATGTATTGTTTCGGCTCCGGCTCGGCGCCGGCAGCCAAGGCGTCCATCCTAGCTTCCCAGGACAGGATCGCCGCGACGATGGCGTCGAACTTCCGCTTCTGCTCGATCTTCGCCAGTCGGAACTTGGGCTGGTTGTCCTCGTCGACACCGCGGTCCATCCGCTTGCCCGCGTTGCCTGCGTGACGAACGAAGTCCGGGTCGCCGTCGAATGCCATGTCCCCGTTCTCTACCGCGATCTGGTAGTTCTTGATCGCGTAGTACATCTGGTTCAGGTTCTTTGTCCAGAACTCGACGACCTGATCGGGGTACAGTCCGCCGAGTTTACCGATCAACTCCATCCAGTGCGGAGGGTCGGCGTACAGACGCCAGACCTCGAACCGCTTGAAGGCATCGGTGAACGTGTCCATAACCTCCTGCTCCGGTACGCGCCAGTCCAGCGGTCTCCCGTCCTCGTCATTGCCGAGGTCGGCCGGACGCTCCCAGAGGCCGAGGATGTTCTGGACGCCGGTCCTGATGTCAGTGGCGACGATCGCCGTCGAGTCGTCGCGCACGGCGCCGTCGAACCCGAGCGTGATGAACGCGCCGTCAGGAATCTTCAGCGACGGGTCACCGAGCGCCGCGAACTGGTCGCGGTCGAACGCCTGCGCGTCGGTCTGCGTCCAGCGGTTGGCCCACACTCGCTCGAGGTACTGCTTGTCCGCGCCTTCGCGATCCCACATCTCCGCGATGCCGATGATCTGCTTCGATCCCCACGACAGGACTCCGGGGCCGGTCGCCTCGCGGATCGCCTTGATCCGGTTCTCCATCGTGTCGAACTTGGCGCCGTCGTTGGCCTGCCGGTGCATGAAGAAGAAGCCCTTCGAGGACTTGCGTCCCTCCCAGTTCTCCATGCCCTCGCGGTACTCGTCCTCCGCGTAGGAGTCCTGACCGGGCTCGCCGGCGGTCGTCGTCGAGAACTGCCAGGGATCTTCGAGAGGTCGCTTCGGCAGGTTGTTGAGCATCGTCTCGATCGCGGCCTTGTGGTTCGGCAGGTGCAGACGGTGAGTCTCGTCGAGAGCCTGCATCGTCGTACGCGCGCCGTCGAGTGCGCCGGGGGTACCCGCCAGGGGTACCGCCTTGCCGTCGGGCCGACCGGCCGAGTTCAGCCGGACGATCTCCTTGTCGGTGATCTTGAACAGGTGCGAGTCGTCGCACGTCTCCAGGATCGACTGGAGCGCGCCGTAGCCGAGCTCGGAGACCTGGTCCTTGGTGTACGCGAGCATCGGCACGTACGGGTTGGTGACCGGCCGACCGGACTTCATCCCGCCGAGCAGGGTCGCGTCGTACCCGGCGAACCGTACTGGGGCCTCCGGATGGATCTCCGCGGCGACAACCCACGCCAGCAACTCGGTCTTGGCCGAGCCCTTTCGCACGGACATCGCGACACGCTGGAACCGGCGCCGACCGCTGCGGTCCTCGCCGTACTCTGTGTGCCCTCGCGGGAAGTGCTCGTACGCGTACCAGAGGATCTCCTTCTGGTCTTCGTCGAGCACGACCGGCATACCCTGCATCGAGCCCGGTCCGTAGACGAAGCGTTCCTCGATGAAGTCGCACACCCAAGGTCCGAGCGTGGGGTAGTCCACGCCATCCGGCCTTGGCACCAAAATCTTCAATTGTCTGGCCCTTCTAATCTCCCCGGTTGACCAGTCTTACTGCTGGTAGAGCCCCATTCGTCGACGCTGCCTGTTCCTCTTCGCCTGCGCCGACACGTTCTTCTTGAGTGGCGTCATGCGGATCTTCTCGTGCGCGGTCTTCTCGCGGTGGTGTGGATCGCACAGGAGTTGCAGGTTCGACGGCCGGTTGTCCCCGCCGTCGATGATCTCCTTGATGTGATCGACCTCGTGCGCAGGCTCACCGCACAGACGGCAGACGTGGTAGTCGCGACTGCGGATGTAGTCCTTCTCCGTCTGCGTCAGCGCCGGCACGCGGCGCCGCTTGTCGCCAGCGTCCTCCCACGACTTCCGCCAGTGTTGCTCACACCGGAAGTCCTCACCCGAGGGCGAGACCTTCGCGAGGTTTCGACACTTGATCGACTCCCGCTCCGGGTCTCGCCACGAGCACAGCTTCGACGCTCTCATTCTCGACCGTCCAGGGCGTGATGAACGTGCATGAACTTGCCGGGAATGATCTCCTCGACCGTGGGTCCGCAGACGCAAAGGTCTCGGGGGTGGTCGATAAGATCTCCGATCGGACTGCAGATCACGTCGTAGTCCTCCTGCTCCTCCACCAGCCAACTCATTTCTTGTGCTCCTGGCATCCGCACCAATGGTGCCTGCAATCCCAGACGCACTTGCAGCCGGTCACTTGGGGTAGCCCTTCGCCGTCCGCTTCCGCTTCTTGCCGCGGCGATCCAACTTCTTCTTGAGCAGCCGAGCTGCGGCGTTCTTGGGGACGAAACCGTGGCCCCACTTCGCGCCGTTCTTGGCCTTACCCTTCTTCCGCGTGTTGAGTCTGCCTCGCTTCGCCATGTCTTCTCCTTAGTATTAGTAGATGTGTAGCCTAGTTTGGCCCGTCCCGGTCCCAGGGAGAACCCTGGTCTGAATTGTCGAGTTGGAAGCCGTTTTCATGAACTCCAGCGTGATGATGTCTCCAACCTTGATGTCCTTCACTCCCACCACGGTGCTAATGACCGCTGTGGTGTTGGTTCCCAGGTTGCCGGTCAACTCGAGAGTGGTCCCGTTTACCGCGACCCTGACTGCTCGGTTGACTCCGAACCCGGTATTCTGAGTTGTCGCGGTAGCCGCGATGACGACCGAGTCTCGCGCTTGGGTCGCTCTGATTCCATACCCGTCGCTGGTAGCGACGAACCCAGAGTCAGCGGGCATCGCCCAGTCTCCAGAAACCTTCTCCCAGACGTTCAGTGACGCGGATGCGACTGCCGAGCCACCCTTGAAGCCTTCTCCTCGGAACTCGACCGCTCGAAGGAAGGTGCTCGGACCACCCTTGAACAGGCACCCGCTTGGGAGAGTTGTTCTGATCTGGGTCTGGACCGTCACTCCCTCGAGTTCGACGGGAAGCGGTATCGGGGTGATCTCGACAATCGGTTTTTCGTTTGGGTCAACGCCTGAGTAGACCTTCTTCTCGCCCTTGATGAGGTCCCCTACCCCTGCGGCAACGAGATCCATGTAGACATCGAACGCAATCGGAGACGTGATCCTCGCGACGGTCGTCTGGCCGACCAGGAAGGTCTTTCCCGTCGGCTTCCGCAAGACCATTCCGTTGGAAGCCACCGTCAGACCTGAAGTCTTGGTAGCGACCTCCTCCTTCCAGCCTGCGAGCGGAACTCGGGACGTGGCCGCCGTCGACTGATCGCCTACCTTCTCGATTCCGTACCTCAACTCCTTGACGCGCTGCATAGCGCGGACGAAGATCACGACCCGAGCCTTGCTCGAATGGCGAAGCCGAAGCCCTTGCCGACTGTGCCCGAGCCGGTCGAGACGATGCTCGGCATCAGCACGCTGCCAGCAAGAATGCGACGAGTCGACTCGGGGCCGGTCGGGGTCGCGGTGCGATCGGTCCACGAACTCGGAAGCGTGTTCTGCTTCGCGGCCGGGACGGTCTTCGAGTAGATCCCGCCGCTGAGATCGGCGCCGTTGACCAGCAGGTTGCAGACGGTTTCCCCGCCGCCGTCGGCGGTGTAGAAGAGGTACGTCACCGAGTCGATGAAGATGGTGTCTGGGATTGGAACCCCCATCGGAACCTGGGTCAGGCCGGCCTCTCGGGTCGTGTCTTCGAGGACGGTCATCGCCACCACCGGGTAGGGGTTGACGTTCTCGGCCTTCGACGCCGCGCCGATCGCATCTCGCGCGGAGCTGGCCGTGCCGCCAGCGCCGACGAACGCGGGCTTGTTTCCGATGTTGTCCCAGGTTCCGACCGGGCCGGTCTGCCCTTGGATTCCCTGCTCGCCCTGGTCACCCTTGGGGCCTTGGATGCCCTGGTCACCCTTGAGCCCTTGGACACCCTGGATTCCCTGGTCACCCTTCGGACCGACCTCTCCGACGTCACCCTTCGCGCCGGTATCGCCCTTGTCGCCTTTGGCGCCATTGGTTCCGGCCGTGCCGGTGTCACCCTTCGGGCCCTGGATTCCCTGGATACCCTGAATGCCCTGGATACCCTGGTCGCCACGGTCGCCTTTGTCGCCCTTCTCTCCCTGGGCTCCGGTGATCGGGATGCCAGTTCCTTCGGGCTGCCAGGCTCCGCCGGTCCAGAAGTAGATCATCCGATCCTCGAAGACGACGCCGGAGAATCCCTCCTGGCCGGGGAGTGCCGCCAACTCTGCGTACGTCGCTACCTGGTACTCCAGTTGTAGCCCGTCGCCTCGCTGACCTTGCTCACCCTGGATACCCTGGTCACCCTTCGGACCCTGGATGCCCTGCTCGCCCTGGAGTCCCCGCGGGCCGGTGTCACCCTTGGAGCCGACATCGCCCTTGAGACCCTGTTGTCCCTGCGATCCGGTATCGCCCTTGTCGCCTTTGGCGCCTTGCAGTCCAGGCAACCCCTGGTCACCCTTAGGCCCGATGTCCCCGCGATCGCCCTTGTCGCCTTTGAGTCCGGTATCTCCCCGGTCACCCTTCTCGCCCTGATCACCCTTGATCGTCGTGCCGGAGCCCTTCGGCTGCCACGCGCTACCGACGAAGGTGTACATCTTCCCGTCTTCTCGGACCAGGTAGACGTCGCCATCCTTGGCGGTCGGCGCCGTGGGTAGTTGCTCCCAAGTGTCGATGATGCCGGTCAGCTTCAGTTGACCGGACGTGACGACGATGCCGGTGTACTTGAGGTCGTTGTACCGCGAGTTGCCGTTGCCGATCTTCAGCCCGCCTGTGTCCGACTCGTACAGCGGTTCGCCGTCGCCAAGGACCGGATTCTGCTGCTCAGCCTCGTAGGCGAGCATCCGCTTGATCCGCGTCTGCATAGCGTAAAAATCGGCCACGTCATCCTCTATTCAGTTGTGAAGTCTCTACTTGTTTCTCTTGTCCCCTGGGTAGAACCCGTTGGCCATGAAGTGCAGCCTGCTGCAGTAACCCTTGACCTGTTCGGGGGTCATGTCCGCGCCAGCTGCCTTCTGCACCAAACGGACACAGCGGGTCCAGTCTCCGTCCGTACCCCAGCGTATCTTCACGGCTCCCTTGCCGGTGAGCCAATACTGCTTGAGGTGAACGCTACTGAACCCGCTCTGTCCTTCTGCCATTGCCGGATCTTATCCGATCACGGCCCTATGTTGCGACTAGCAGGTCTTTCCGTGCTTGTGACCGCGAGTCTTGTTGTACTGGAACTTCTCGAACACCGCGCGAGCGATGTCGATCCGACGGTTCGGATTCCCACAGGCGTCCATCACTCGGATGATGATGTCGGCCGCTTCTGCTGCTTGACCCTCCGGCTTCCACGGCGTTCCGACGTCGGGGAAAATCTGGAAGGTCTTCCGTGTCTCCGTCTTGTCCTCGGGGTTGCGGTAGTAGTGCTCCTCCGGACCGTGGCCGTCTCGGACCTCTTCGAGCCACTCCGACGCCTCCGAGTGGATCAGCGCGATCTCCTCGATCACCCCGCGGTCTTCGTCGTGGAAGCCCTTTGACGCTGCTTGTTCGTGGCACTTCTCCGCCATCGTGTTCAGGACGTAGTCCGTCATCGGCTTGAAGAGATCCTTGTTCCACGCCATGATCCGCAGAAGGTCCTCCATCCACTCCATCTCGTCGACCGACACGCGGGGCTGGATCTCTTTGCCCTCGCGGACTTCGTTCTGGAGGTGGTTGATCTCCGACATGAACTTGCGAAGGGCGATCAGGGACTCCGTGGCGGAGCCGTCCTCGTTGATCAGGTCGGTGGCCGGTACGTTCAGCAAGAAGTTGCCACCCTTTCCGTTCCAGTCCACTCGGAAGGACTTCTCTCGGGGATCGGTCGTGGTCTCGCCGGCCTGTACGAGGTGTGCGTCGGTCATGCTGTCTTGCTCCTTCTGGTGGTTGTCGATCAATCGGTGGTACTCGTCGGCGAACGTCACAGCAGAGTGCCGTGCTCTCGCCACTGGTCTCGGACGCTGCCGAAGATGCTCGGAGCCTCATCCTCGAGGAGGTCGGCAATCATCTCCGCAACCCGGCGGATCTCCGCGTCGGCAGCCGGGTCCTCGCGCTTGGTGAGGAATCCCATCCACGCTCGGTAGTTGCCGGTGACGACGATCCGCGTCTCGACCATGCTCGGCATGATCGCTCGGGCCATCTCGTTGGCCTTCTTGCGCGCCGCGAAGCCGGTGATGGAGTGTACGTCCTTGAGGTAGGCAATGCCTCGCTCCACCAACTCCTCGTACGCCTTGGTGGACAGCGCGTCGGAGACGGAGAACGGCGCGAAGAACTTCTCCATCTCGGCGTCTTCACCGGCACCCAGTGCTCGACTCGGGTTCCAGTAATCCTCTGCCATCTGCTCGAAGAGTGGCGGGATGACCTTGTTGGCCTCCGCCATGTTGACGAACCGCTAGCTGAGTTCCGAGAACGAGAAGTGGCGGTGTCGGATCAACTCGTGAGTGAACGAACGGGAAACGCCAGTGATGTAGATCGAGACCGACGCGTGCTCGAGGACTGATCCGTGCCCTGTCTCGAGGATGTGTGCCAGGTATCCCTCGTTCGATGCCGTCTTCGGGTTCGGCTTGTGGAACGACTGGTAGCACGCGCGGCCGGCGAACTCGACGAGAGCCTCTCCGTCGTAAACGGCCTCTCCGTCCGGGAACGTGTCGTACAGGTTGTTGTCGTCCGGAGTGAATATCAGTCGGCTGATGCCCTGCTCATCCTCCTCCGTCGGCGGGCTGAAGATCGTTCGGCCGACGATCTGGGCGTTCGGCTGGACTGTCGTGAGCATTACTTCTTCTTCCTGTTGTCAGTGATCATCTCGTTGATGTGCATGTCGATGACCGAGAGTGTCGCCTGCGGGTCGGCGCCAGAATTGATGGCGTCCTTGATCTTGCCCACCAGTCCGATCAGGTCGTCAGCCTTCTTCTCCTGGTTCGACGCGTGGATCGCGAGGTTCTGGAACTTGATCTGGAGCCGATACGTGTGCTCCGTCAGGCGCAGGAACCACTTCTGCAACTCGCTCATGTGCTCGCGAGGCATCGTGGAGATGGCGTCGGACATTTGGTCGATCATCGCCGCCTCCTTCTCGTTGAGCGGGGCGATGTTGGGGTTCGGACTCTTGAAGTCACTCATCAGGTTGCACCTGCATCCTGAGAATCGTCGCGGCCTCTTCGAGCATCGTCATCCAGACCTGGAACGGCAGCGCGCTGGTCTGCATGATCTGGAGGAACATATTCTCCGTCTCCGGGCCGTCGTCCTCCTTCCGTGGGAGTTCGACGAGGGTAATGGCGATCGTGGCGTGGACGTACGCGTCGTCGCCTGACTCGTCCTTGACCCCCACGGCCACCGCGTTCGCAATGGACTCCTTGACCTGGAGTCGGACCTCTTCGTCGATCACCTTTCCCCCTTGGCCAACCGCTGCTCGGTGATCCCCGAGACGTAGTCCTCGAAGGTCATGAACGCCGGCGGGAGACTCATCTTCATGATCTTCCGGACGTCGATGCCCTGGCGCCGGCCGATGTCGTCCGCCTGGACTCGCATGAAGATCCGCTTCGCCTCCGAAGTTGCGACCTCGTCCAGATCCTCCTCCTCGACGCGCCGGACGTAGGCCAGAGTGACATCTCGATCCGCTGGCTGATCCCAGTCGAGAATCGCGTCCTCGACGATGTAGAAGAAGGACTCCTTGCCCTTCTGGACCGGGCCGAGGATCTGTCCGACGATGTCGACACACTCCCCGGGGTAGGCCAGGACTGCCGCCTCGGTGGCTGCCATCAGTGCGGTCATTCGGAAATGCCTCCGTCTTCTCGGGGAATTGCTGCCTTGTACGCCTCCGCGCTGAGCTCCCGGTATCGGGTCTCTGCGGTGTAGCGAAGCTCGTTGATCGGGCGGAACATGTCCTCCGCCTGGGTCAGCGCGTCGGCAGCTTCGCGGTAATGATCTTCGGTTTCGGCGATGAACTTGTCCAGCGACTCCATGTCCATCTTGCGGATGTCATCGAGCGTGAACGGTGGCTTCTCTGCCATGTGTGAATCTCTCTTTCGGTGGTGATCGGACTGTACTACATCTTCCGATGTCTTGAGCAGAAGTGCTGCGTGAACTGCACGAATCCTTCGGAGAACCAGCCCTGGGGAGAGTTGGCGTTGAACTCCTGCATGATCGCCGGAATGTCAGCTCGGGTGGTGTTCGGGTAGTGGAGCGCGGCCTGACAGAACGTGTTGTCGCAGTAGATCGCGATGCCGGCGTCCTTCTCGTAATTCTTCTTGCCGCGCTCCCGCTCCGAGAATATTCGGATCGTCACTTCTGTTCGACCCTGGTGTCGTACGGCTTCAGCACAAAAAGGGCGTTCTTGTCCTTGTTGGCCTCGTTGATGGTCTGCTCGAGGAGGCGAATGCGATTCATCCGAGCGGTGTGGTTGGCGTTGCACTTCATGATGTGTGCGTTCAGCCGGCCGACGGCGACGTTGAGATTCTGCACCGCTGTCTCGGCGCACTTCAGATCCTCCTTGGCCTTCGCGTGAACCTCCAGAGGGACTCCGATCTGGTAGTCGACCGGCGTGCTCTTGAGGTCTTCGATCTCCCTGCGGAGTTCGTTGAGTCGGGTGGCCTGACGGCCGTTGGCTCCGCGGAGAACGTTGCGCTCCGACTTCAGCTCTTCAGTCAGAGTCCTGAGCTCAGTGACTTCCATCGCCAGGTCTCGACCCCTTTCCGTGCGCAACTCCGCGCGGAGCGAAGCCACCAGGTCGAAGTATTCGCTGAGTTCCCTCTTGTACTGCGCTTTGGCTCGCTCGCCGCTTTCTTCCGTGCTGGCATGAGCGCTCTGCGTGTACTCGAGGTCGATCTGGAGAGTCCGGATGTCGTTCGTCAGGTCGACGACGTCGTTCTTGAGCCGGCCGATGACGCGATCCTTCTCCTGCACCTCCGCCTTAGCTTCGCGGTATTCCTCTCGGGCGCCGAGCAGGTAGACGAGCTGGTCGGCCACCTCTTCGATCGAGTCGGTCAGGAAGTCTCGGCCGTTCTTGGTCTGGAGAAGTGTGCCGTACTCGTCGAGTCCGACCTGCTTGCGCTCCTGGATGACCTCGACGGCGAGGTCGTGCATCGACGGGCCGTCGTTGGGGATGGGTGCTGCCTGGGTGTCCTGTGCCATGATTCCGTGCTCCTCTTCATTGGGGTGGATGAAAAACGCCTTGAAGCCCTTGGTGTCCCCGGCCATCGTGGCCTCGAACGCCTGTCGTTCGGCGTGCGTGAGTGGCCGGGTCTTGATTGCGCCCCCGTTCCGGAAGGCGTGGTGGTTCTGCGCCGCGTCGCGGGCCGCCATCAGGCTGTCGACCGTGTAGTGATAGTCGGTCATCACTTCACGACCCTGGTCAGGGTGACATCATTCAGCTTGACCGATTGGTCGCTCTCCGCGATCACCAGGTACTCGCTGCCGGTGCGGATGTAGCCACTTCGGATCATCGTCCGGCCGGGGTTGCCGATCTGGCAGGAGAAGTCCGAGCAGCGAGCCCAGTACCCTCCACCTCGGTTCGGTACGGCATCGACCAGGTACGTACCGGCCGGGACCTGACCGACTCCGTCTCCGACGAGGAATTGACCGTTCATGTCGGTGAAGAAGTTCTTCTTCGGCACGGTGGCCAGCGGATTCTTCGGGTACGTCGGAGACGCCGGCTCGGCCGTCGGGATGTTGGAGTCGATGTAGGTTCGCTCCTTCGAGTTCTCTCCGAGAGCTCCGATCACCGCGATCGCGATCAGCCCGAACACGACGATCAGAGCGATGATCACTCCGTTGCTCGGTCTCTTCGGCGGCTTCGGCGTCTGGGGAGAGGTGGTGTAGCGACCAGATCCGGATCTCTGGTATTCCGCGATGCCGGAGTAGTACGACGGGTCCGGGCTTACAGCAGGATTGGTCATGATCTCGCCTTCCGTTCGGTGGTGGTGTCTTGCTTGTAGACCTACTGTAGCGGACGCATTCGGTTTCCGTCAACTACTCGGGTGAGGTCCAGTCCCTCTTCTCGCAGAGGGGGCACTGAAAGAGGATGCCGAGACCAACGCCGTTGACCTCCAGAACCTCTCCCTTGGACACCTTCATGCTGGTCACAGCCCCGCAGTCGCACTCTTTTCGATAGACAAGAACCTTACCCTTCTGGTTATACCGGCTCCGATCCTTCTCACGTCGGCACTCACGGCAACGGTAGTAAGGGCCGTTCGGACCCTTCCGGTGGACGTAGATGTTCTCGGCGCAGGCCTCGTGGCCGCAGTCCATGACCTGTGTCGGCAAGCTCGAAATGTCCATCAGAAATCCCAGTCGGAGTCGGAGGTCTCTTCGGCAACGCCGATGACGTACGAGCTGCCCGATCCGGAGAAGAAGTCGAAGTTCTCCCCCGAGTTCGGAGACAGCGAGGACATCACCGCGGCGTCGGCCTTGGTCGTGTCGGCCGGGAACAAGGGCTGGAACCCCATGTTCATCAGGGCCTTGTTGGCGTTGTACCGGAGGAACTTTTCCACGTCCTCGACCAGGCCGAGCTCCGCGTAGAGTTCGCGCGAGTAGTCGACCTCCGCGTCGTAGAGTTCCATCAGGAACTCGTAGACCCAGGCCTCGAGCACCTGGCGAGAATACGGGGACAACTTCTCGAAGGTCTTCCGGAACTTGTGACCGATGTAGAAGCCGTGGATCGCTTCGTCGCGGATGATCAGTCGGATGATGTCCGCGGTGTTGGTCAGCTTGCCGCGGGAGGACATGTACAGCGGCCAGTAGAAACCGGAGTAGAACAGGAATGACTCGAGCAGGGTCGACGCGGCCTTGCGCCGGAGCGCGACCATCATCTTGACCTCCTCCTGCACTCCGCTCATGCCGGCGACGTACTTCTGGTCGTACCAGCCGAGGATCGCAGCGGCCTTGTTCTGCAGGAGTGAGGACTGCTCGGCCCACTCGAAGACCTCGTCGATCTCCTTGGTCGAGCACAGCGTCGAGAAGATCGAGCTGTACGACTTCGCGTGGATCGACTCCTGTCCGGCGATGTATGTATACACCGCCTCTTCGTGCTGGGTGAGCGAGTCGGGGATCAGCGCGACGGCGCCGACGGTGCCCTGGATCGTGTCGAGCATCGTCAGGCCGGTGAAGACCTTCTTGGTGGTTTCCTTCCAGGTCTCGGGGAGGGTGGCCCAGGACGGGATGTCACTGGCCAGGGGGACCTTGGTGTCGAGCCAGAAGTTGTTGGTCAGTTTGGTCCAAACTTCCAGGTCGAGCGGGTCTTGCAGCCGGTTCCAGTTCACTGGCCGGACGAGATTCATGCGAGGCAATTCAGGGCCTTTCAGAGGTCGGAGAGTTCGATGAAGTAGAGGCCGACGAACAGGCCGGCCAACGAGAATAGTAGCCAGCACCAGAACTTCCAGATCTTGGCGTCGACGAACTGCCCCTGGTTTTTGTTGTGGTACTTCATGTTGTTGTGGCCGATCATCATCATCGCGAAGCCGATGATCGCGAACCAGATCATCTCAGCGACTCCATCGCTCCGAAGATCCCGATGGACAGGATGAGAACCGTAGCGATCAGGCCGACGACGTGCCAGTAGCGACCGCGTTGCGACTTGGGCCCAATGTCCGGCGAGGCCAACACCGCTCCGAAGAACGCGGCGCCGCAAAGGCCGACGACGTATGCCACGGGAAAAATCCACTCAGCCATGACCTATCCCCACTTCACGATCAGGACTCCGATGAAGACGACCTCGAGGATCAGCCAGAAGAGCCACCACAGGTTCACCACGGTCCGGTTCTTTCCGGAGATCTCTCGCTCGATCTGCTCCGCGGAGAAGAAGGCCGAGCAGGAGGCGAGTGCGAGCAGAACGTAAAATACCAGGTCAGACATCAGTTTCCCTCCGATCCAAGTCCGCGAGCGATAGCCCCATCGACAAGAGTTGTAGCCGGTGGTTGTGGAGTGCCACCTGCGTCCGCCGGTGATAGTCCCGGACCGGCGCCATAGACCGCTCGAACTCCGCCAGAGCTCTGTCGTATTCCTCTTGACTCTCGCGTATTGCAGTCTCCGCGGCCGTCCGGAGTTTTTGCCAACCCTCGAGGAGCATCTTCTCCAGCTCCGACGTTTTCTTGACTTGCATGTTCCATCTCTTTCTCTCCGGTGGAGGGCTTCGCCTCCAGGTCTGGCAGGAAGCGGTGGTAGACCAGCGGGGCTATCTGCGCGTCTTCGGCCAGGACGGCAGCCTGGGTTCGTAGCCGCTCGCAATACTCTCGAACAGCTTCCGACGGAGGAAATACCTTCTCATCTCCGCGATCGACTCCTTCTCCATCGCTTGCTTCTTCCCCCAGTCCGAAACCGAGGGGTAGATCGGCGAAACCACCGAAGGGAAGGTCGGCTTCGCTGGAGATGGTGACGACGTCGTTTTCGAGGACCACGGATCGAATGCGGGTTGACTCGTAGTGGGTGGTTCCGTCGGGCTGGGGGTAGGCGAAGACGACAGCTTCTCCATCCACGGCGGCAAACCCGAGCCCTGTGCCAGCCTTCTCCAACCCGGCCCCGCTCCAGCTAGCCGACTCATCATCTGCCGGTCCTTCAGACTGATCTTCGGGAGCATCAGGGTGATCGGGTACTCCATAATCGCTTCGGAGTCGCCAGGCTGCTCGGAGTCCGATTTCGATGGACTCTCTCGCGAGTTGATCTCTAGCCAGTTTCCGCAAGAACACCTCACGGCCCTTTTCTTCTTCGGCATCAGCTTTCTCCTGCTCGAGGATGTAGTTGTCCATCATGTGGAGGGCTTTGCGCAGACCTTTGCGCGAGGCTCTCACGGGGTCGTCGAACCTGTAGTTCGTCGCCAGGTGGTCATGCTCTTCGTCGATCCTCCGGTAGATCTCGTCGATGTCGACAAACCTCATCA